TCCGATCTCGATCGTGTCGTTCGGGACGTACACGGCGGGCACCGGTACCGGCACAGTTGTCATCAGCGCAGCGGCGACGGGCGCGGCGGGTCCTGAAGCGGGCACGGTCACCTTACTGCCAACGGTGACGTACGATACCCTTCGTGCGGCGTTCGTGGTCGAGTCCCCCACGACGGGCGCTACGAGTTCTGTAGGCTTTGCCTCGGGCACGCTGTCCCCCGATATCTTCCTTACCCAGGCGACGGGGGCGGTGCAGTCCATCGGCGCCGCTGCGGCGACGCCAGCCGGCGCCATGAACGGGGTCGTAGCCTCGACCCAAAACTGGGTTTCGTTCACCCATGTGTTCAGTGTGTCTACGGCTACTGCACTGGCGTTCGCTCTTTGGACTTCGCAAACTTCGCCGGCTGGTCAGGAGCGGTTTTTGTACGTTCAGTGGGACGCGGATACCGCCGACGACACCTCGAATCCGTCGAATGGTCTCTCATTCGGGGCGATGCTCAACGCGGCCGGGTATAGCGGCACCATGCCGAACTATGACCTGACGAGTGGCCAAAAAGCCGCTTTCGTCATGGGCGCTATCGCCTCTCTCGATACGAACGCGACTGGGGGGCGTATTACGCTGGCGTATAAAGGCCAAGCGGGGCTTAAGCCTGATGTGACCGACGCACAGACTGCGGCGAATCTTGCGGGCGCTCCGTACGGTTCGGGCGGTAACTTCTACAACTTCTATGGCTCTTTTGCTACGGCAAATCAGGCTTTTCAGTTCCTACAGCCGGGCAGCATGCCGGGGCCGTGGAAGTGGGTTGACGCGTACGTCAATCAGATCCTCATGAACCAGGATTTCCAGCTCGCATTGGCGATATTGGAAACTCAGGTTAAAAGCATACCGTACAACACGGCGGGTCTTACGCTGTTGCGCTCGACGCTACTCACGCCCATTACGAAGTATCTCAACTTCGGGGCGATTCAGCCGAATGTCCCTTTGTCGGCTTCGCAGGCTGCACAGGTCAACGCAGCGGCCGGCGTAAAGATTGACGGTATCCTATCCACCGTGGGCTGGTATCTGCAGATTCTACAGGCGTCGGCCCAGGTACGCGGTTTGCGCGGATCTCCCCCGATGAAATTTTGGTACACCGACGGCGGCTCGATACAGTCGCTGTTGCTTGCGACTATCGACGTACAGTAAAGGCACAAACATCATGGGAACAATTACCTCCGCCAACGCAAGCATCGTATTGTCTATCCCGTCAGTGTTTGCGGTAGACCAGATCCTCTCGGGCTTTGCGGCAGACGATGCATTTTCGCAGCAAGCGTTCAAGATGACTGAGCAACGCATGGGGGTTGACGGCAAGTTGTCTGCGGGCTATACGCCGAGTCCGAAGCCCTTCGGCATCACCTTTCAACCCGACAGCCCTTCAATTCTTGTATTCGACGCGTGGGGCCTCGCCCACATCGCAGCCCGAGAAGCGCTTGAAGCGTCAATGATCATTACCTTGCCCAGCGTCGGGAAGGCGTTCAATTTCAGCGTCGGTTGGTTGGATGATTTCAAGGCATTGCCCGATGGAAAGAAGGTGTTGGAACCGCAGTCCTACACTATCATTTGGCAAGACATAACTCCGATCCCCCTCTAGTTCCTACGGGAACTAACGCACTGACACAATGAAAAATCATGGCACGAAAAACAGAACGATTGACTATTACGACCGAGGGACGGGATAAGGGAAAGACCTTTATTCTAACGGAGATGCCTTGCGACCAAGGGGAGCGGTGGGCGCTTCGAGCGCTCTTGGCGCTTACCAATACGGGCGCGGCAATCCCCGAGGAAGCTCTTGGTGCCGGTATGGCGGGCCTCGCCGCCGTGGGAATTCAAGCCCTTGGCATGCTTGATGCCGTACAGGTGCAGCCGTTGCTCGATGAGCTTTGGCCGGCATGCGTACGCATTGTGCCACCAAATGTGAAGCTTATGCCCCAGGAGATTTTACCCGGCGTAAACTCTCAGATTGAAGAGGTTAAAACTCGACTGGAGATTTACCGGGCGCTGTTCATACTTCACACGGGTTTTTCCTTGCCCGCCGAACTCCCGACATCGGCTACACCGGAATCGGCGGGCAAAATCGAGGAAGGCTGGATTTCATCAATGTCCCGCGCATTGTTGGGGCTCTTGTCGCGAATCGGCTTGCAACGCTAGTAGAGCTACAAACGGTTTTGGGTGTCGAGGATGCTTATAACCTGTTAGAAGTTTTGTCTGTCGAGAATTACAACAGAGCCAAAGTCAAATGCCCTCTACCATAATTGACGCCCTTGTAGTAACGCTCGGCCTCGATGCTCGCGGCTTCAAGAATGGGGTTCGTAAAACTCAAACTGACTTAAGCGAAAGCACCAAGAAGTGGACGGATGAGTCCAAGAAAAACGTTAGTGGCCTGACTGACGCCTTGGGTGAAGTAGCGCGTAGCGCTGCGTTAATGGTTTTAGGATTCGAAGGTGTCAAAGGGGCTATCGGTTATTTTGCGGGCCTCAATGCCAGCACTGCCAATTTAGGCCGATTTTCAGTAAATTTAGGTGAGTCGGCCCATGAGGTCGGAACCTGGAGTTCCGCGGTTGAGTTAGCCGGCGGGTCGGCTCAAGATGCGGAGAAAGACCTTCAGGCGCTATCGGGTTCCCTTACCGCGTTGAAGTCTACAGGAGAGGTTTCATCCCTCCTGATGCTGTTTCAGCGGATGGGGGTTGCGATTTACGATGCTCAGGGCCACACCCGTAAGCTTACGGATCTGTACAAGGACCTCGGGGATAAATTACGTCAGTACAACCGTGCCGACGCTTTTAACCTAGCGCAACAAGCGGGTTTGAGCGCGTCAACATTCAATCTCATACGTTCGGAAGCTAACGAGCGGGATCGTATATTACGCACCGCGGAGGCCAACAACTCCGTTACTGATGAGGCCGTAAAGAAAGCCGAAGATTTGCAGGAGCAATGGCGCACTATCGGGCAAACGATTAAGGGTGTAGCGCTAGGGCTGCTAGGCGATATAACCCCCGCAATCAAACTTGTATTTGATTGGGTACAGAAGATCTTTACGGGTGTGAAGAATACCGGATTTTTGCAAGGGGTATTCACCGCGTTAGGGGGCGCCATTCGGGTTGTAGTGGACCTTGTGCGTTTGGCGTGGTCGGGACTATCCCAGCTTTTCAACTTGTTGGCGGATACTAAGCTCGGCAAACTCCTTACCCGCCTTTGGGGTTTTGCGAAAGGATACGGTAAAGAATTTGTTGAGCAAGCTGACCGTATGGCGGATGAGTACGCACCGGAGAAAAAGGCAGCAGCACAGCCTACGGTGGCGGTAAAGCCTAAAACGACTGCCGACTATAGAGCGAAAATCGCCGAAACCGAAAAGGCGTTGGGCATCCCCACGGGGGTGTTGGATAAGCTCGCGCGTACGGAATCTAACTACGACCCCAACGCGCGTAACAAACGTACGGGAGCCGCGGGTATCGTACAGTTGCTTCCGAAATATTTTCCGAACGCAGGAAAAGACGCGTTCGCGGATATCGATACTGGCGGCAAGTATCTCTTGCAACTCTATAAACAATTCGGATCGTGGGAACTAGCTGCTGCGGCCTACAACACCGGTCCGGGCAGCTTAAAAAAAGTCCTGGCGGGGGCGAAAGCCTTACCACGGGAAACCAAAAATTACGTGGGCTCTATTTTTGGCCCCAATAATAACGCGCTTGCGGCGGCTCAATTTGCTACAGCTAACGCGGGAGCTGTAGGGGCTTCCGGAGCGGGAAATACTTCCACAACTACAATTGATATTGACACGATCAATGTCAATGCTCCGAATGCACGTAATGCGGCGGATATCGCGGCGGAATTTCCTGGTGCCTTGAAGCGCAAGGGTATTGTAGCGCAAGCTGACTCGGGGATGAGCTGACATGTCTTCTGCTTTTATTCCGCTGCCTCCGTTTCCGAATGTGCCTTTTTTACCGGGGGTTCCGCAACTTGTACGGTCAGCGCTGTTTCAGCCGGCTAATACTATTACCTTGGGGTCTCAAGCTCAGCGAGGTTTATGGGCGTCGTCTCAGATAGTCTCCGTATGGGGGATCTTCGACAGTAATGGAAATGAAGTTGTTGTACCGGATAACATCTACGCTTTCAATGACCGACAGGAATGGCGGGTATCGGACTATCCAGTAGAAGATGGGGGATTTGGCAGTTACAACAAAGTGATTGTCCCCTTCGAGAACATGGTACGTCTGACTAAAGGTGGTTCGCTATCTGAACGCACCGCGTTTCTGAAGTCTATCGATACGATCGCTCCATTGACTACTTTGTATCAGCTTCGTACACCGGAGAAAACGTATCTGAATGTCAACGTCCTACGCGTGGACCTAACACGTCGGAGTTCCGAGGGGGCGTACTTTCTCGAAGTAGATATAACCTTTCGTAATGTCAGGCAGCAGAACCCTCAGTATTCTTCAACGGCGGCTAACACTGTAAAGGCCCAGAATCCCGCTGCGCTGCCTGCGATAAACCGGGGCACGGTACAACCGTCTTCGATCCTATCTGCTCAGACTGCAGCGCAGGCTACAACGGCTTTGTTAAAGGCGCCTTTCTAATGCAGGTTATACCTCTCAGTGCCGTAGCCTCTCAGACCTTGCAATTTGTTGCGGGTGGTCAGAATTGTCAAATGTCGGTGTACACCAACGACGGATTTGACTACAACGACCCGTCATTGAGCACGGAACAGAAATATATAGCTATAGATTTTGCGTATAACGGCATACCGGTGACCAATACGCAGAATTGTCTGATTCTAACACGACTGCTAAAAAACCGTCAGTACTTAGGGTTTGTCGGCGATTTTATGTTCGTAGATACCCAAGGATCGGACGAGCCTCAATACGCCGGTCTTGGGACTCGATGGCTTCTATTGTATTTAGAAGCTTCGGATTTAGCATGACTACGTTTACCGTCAAGGACCTCCGTTTCACATTCACGTTATCCAACAACGCGGTGTTTCGGTACCCTGATAACTCAAACGTATTACAGGTTCACGGTTTGCGTGATTCAGCGATACTCAAGGGAGGCGGCCTACCCGCATTCCCCGAAGCTGAGCTGACTGTATATGGGTTAAGTCAGTCGGATATGAACGCCCTGACCTCTTTGGCGTTTCAGCCTTTAGCCATGCAACGTAACTCGGTGCTCGTTGAGGCAGATAATGGGGATGGTCAAGGGTTCTCCGCCGTTTTTGCGGGGCAGATTATTACCAGCGGGCCAGACTATAGTCATCTTCCGAATGTGCCGTTGAAGGTTCACGCCCGCATTCTGGGCTTTGAATCTTTAAACCCCGCCACGCCCACGAGTTACACGGGACCTACAAGTGTTGTAAACCTCGTCAGGGCCATTGCAGCAAAAGCCGGCTACGTAGTAGAAGACAATGGGGTAACCGCAATCCTCAATAACCCCTATTTCCCTGGTACTCTTGTTGATCAATTACGCGCGGTGAAACAGGCATCCGGCATACAGATGTTTGTTGAAAACAATGTCATTGCCATATGCCCACCGGGAGTGCCCCGTAATCAGCAGCCATTTACGCTGAGCCCTACATCGGGCCTCGTGGGATACCCTAGACTAGACTTTCAGCGGGGTTTTGTATGGGCTAAAGCTATTTATAACCCGGCATTCCGTTTCGGGGGTCCGATTAAAATAGAAAACAGTACGGTACCGCTGGCTAATGGGTCTTGGGTTATAGGGACGGTTACTCACTCGTTGGAGGCCCAGACCTACAATGGTCAATGGTTCTCCGATATGCTGCTGTATCCGCCTTCACTTGGGGTCCCCCCGCTATCATGACTAGTGAAGTTTACGGCCAACAAGGCGTAGCAACAACTGACGATGATTTCAATACATTGTCGTTTGTTTTTTGGCTGCTCATGCAGAAAGTGCAGACCGCAACTCTGGTGCGAGTAGTCTCTTGTACCAATAACGGGGGCTTAAGCCCCGTGGGAAGGGTTACAGTTCAGCCTTGTGTTAATCAGATAACAGGAAACCGTGTTGGGGTTCCTCACGATCAAATTTTTAATTGCCTGTATTCGAGATTGTCGGGCGGTTCCAACGCAATCATCATGGACCCCAAAGCCGGCGACTTAGGTCTTATGGTGTTCTGCTCGCGTGATATTTCTAACGTAGTAGCTAACGAAGGTCCGGCAAACCCAGGTTCCCTCCGCATGTTTGATTGGGCGGACGGCGTGTTTACGATGAATGTCCCTTTAGGGGTTACGCCCACTCAAAGCATACGGTTTTCGGATACTGATGGTATCGTCATCACCTCTCCAACCAAGATCACTTTAACGGCCCCCGAAATAGACATTGGTCTGACGGGTACGGTTAACATCGGAGACGGTCACACAACCGTAGACAGTCGAGTATTCCTGCAGCATACGCATAGCCCCGGCACCTATAATGTCAGCGGCTCCCCCGTCGTGGACGACTCAGGGCAAGTTATATGAAGACCATTCTACTGGACGTTTCAACGTGGGACTACACTGTAGATGCGTCAGGCAATTGGGCTGTCACGGATGAGCCCTACGCGCTTGCCCAGGATGTCTCAAGCGCATGCCGCCTCATCAAAGGGGAGCTTTGGTACGACACATCTCAGGGGATTCCGTATCTCAATTTGAACGGCAATACGGGTCAGATTTTGGGGAAAACGCCTCCGTTATCGGTGGTGCAGGAGTATCTGGTACAATCGGCGTTAACCGTGCCGGGTGTAGTCTCGGCCGTAGCCGTGATAGAGTCTTTTGACCCGGCTACTCGCCACGTCGCCGGACAGGTCCAGTTCGTTGATTCAGACGGCAATACGGGCGCGGTTTCGTTATGAGTGACACTTCAGTACCCCCGCTTCAATTCACGCCCACGGGCCTTGTAAAGCCGCCACAGTCTGCCGTGCTCGCGGGGGTACAGACTGATATCAATGCCGCTTTTGGCAACCGTCTTAATTTCGGCACGCAGGCACAGCCGGGCGGGGCTCCCCCGCAGATACAGCAAGCGGCCTCCTATGCCGCGATAATCTCGAATAATTATGACGTGTTCGCCGAGTTCGTGGACCAAGTAGACCCCGATAACTCGACGGGGTTCATGCAGGATGCTATTGGCCGAATCTATTTCTTAGACCGCGAACCCGGTACGCCCACGGCGGTGCAACTTGTTTGCGGAGGCGATCTGGGGACGCCCATCCCCGCGGGTGCCCAAGCTCGGGACACGAGTGGCAACATTTATGTTTGCACGCAATCGGGCACCATACCGGTAGGGGGCTCGATAACCCTATCGTTTGCCAATATCGTTGTTGGTCCTATTGCGTGTCCGGCCAACACCGTAACCGCGATTTATCAGTCTATTCCGGGTTGGGAGACGGTAAACAATCCTCTTGACGGGGTACCCGGATCGAATGTTGAAACTCCCGCTGCTTTCGAGTTCCGTAGGCAAAATACTGTTGCAGCCAACGGTAACGGTTCCTTGCCCGCTATTTATGGCGCGGTGTTCAAAGTGCCGGGGGTCATTGATCTGTACGCTACGCAAAACGTTACAGACAACCCTATTACAGTAGGGTCAACTAACTACACGTTAGTCGGGCACTCCCTTTATGTAGCCGTCGTGGGCGGTGCTGCGGCAGACATTGCTCAGGCTATCTGGACGAAAAAGAACGAAGGCTCCAACATGAACGGCAACACAACTGTTGTCGTCACCGATACGAGCGGATACAGTTTTCCGTTTCCCACCTATCCGATTACGTTCAATGTACCTACGGCTACGGCGTACAACTTTATTGTCAACATCGTAAATAGTTCGGCTCTCCCTAGTACGATTGTCAGTGATGTGCAGGCAGCTATCACCCAACAATTCAATGGTGTTACAAATACACCCATTGGGAACGGCATCATTCCCGTTACCAGCGGTCAACGGGTTCGCATAGGGTCTCTGCTACTCGCCGCGGCGTTCTACGGCGCAGTTGCAACATGCGAAGGTCCAAGTGTGCCGGTACAGGTTCTATCGATTTTTCTGGGCTCTGCATTCACCGGTCAAGGCACACTCGTGGGCGGGACGGAAACTCTGACTGTTACAACTGTAACAACCGGTTCCTTAAGCCCTGGCACGGTAATTACCGGAACGGACATACCGGCGGGCACCACTATCGTGAGACAGCTCACAGGTACGCCGGGGGGCGTAGGAACGTATCAGATGAGTGAAAATGCTACGGCTACCGTAGGCGCACCCGAGGCCATCGTAGGGGCCGGCGGCACAGCTCAGCAAATTGGTATTGACCAAGCCCCTGTGATAGGCAATATCGTGGTGAATCTGATCTAAGCCTATGTTGGATACCCGTAAAACCCTTTGCAGTCAGTACGCCAACAGTCCGACACTGCTGCAGCTTATCGAAAACATGAACCAATACATGGACCCTCGGGTTAACATGATTGCGTTCTACAATTATGTATGGAATGTCAACACCGCTGTAGGATTCGGGCTGGATATCTGGGGGCGTATCGTGGGGGTGTCTCGGACTGTTCCCATTCCCGGCTCAACGGGACGATTTGGTTTCGACAATTCAGATACGCCTCCTGATTGGCAAAACTTCGGTAGCATAGATGCTCCGGGAGTAGGAGGGCCATTCTTTGCCGGGGAATCCACCACGGGGGGATATACGCTAAACGATGATTCCTACCGTACGCTCATCCTGACCAAGGCTTTGGCCAATATTTCCGCTACGACAGCCCCGGCGCTGAATCAGCTAATACGGAATCTTTTCCCCGGTAGAGGTCGTGCGTTTACCCAGGACGGCGGGAAATCCAATTCGTCGGCCGGCGGCATGCGCATGTCCTACGTTTTTGAGTTTGCGTTGTCAAGCATCGAGTATGCTATTCTTGCATTCAGTGGAGTGATTCCCCACCCCGCCGGGGTCCTCGTGGGCATATCGGTTGTTCCGCAAGGGATATATTTCGGATTCGAGGAACAAGGTTCCGCAGTCAAGCCGTTCAATGGCGGCGTGTTCTATTTACCCCCCGCGAGTTGATACATGGGCGCACCTATCCCGCAAGTATTGTTAGAAGCTATCGCAAACTCTGCCCCCGCGGGTACGAGTCCGGGCGATAAGACGGAGCCTATGCCGGATGCTCCGCCGGGGGCTAATTTTGCCTCGATTCAAGCGGGTTTTCCGGCCAACACGATGCAAAGTGAAGTGGCAGGAGGTCTGCCGCCATTCGGTCAGGACATGAACGGGTTTCTGTTCCTGATTTCGTCCCATACGCTATATGTGGAGTGCGGACAGCTTTACCAGTTTGATTCGGCGTTGGCCTCGGCTATTGGCGGGTATCTTGCGGGGTCCATTCTTGGAATGGCCGATGGTACTGGCATTTGGATGTGTACGACCAATGGCAACACAAATAATCCGGATACCGGAGGTGCGGGTTGGATACCTTTGGCCTCATACGGCAAAACTACAAAGGCGGTAACGGGTGGCGTAGTAGCTCTGACAGCGAATGAGTCCAAATACAACGTTATCATCTTAACTGGGGTCTTGGTTTCTAACCTGTCTGTACAGTTAC